CCAATAAATGAGCTGTGGAATACCGTGTCGCCGACTTTAGATTGGGCAAACGCTACAATCGTCTCATAATGAAAGGAATACAGAATGGCTAATCCAACAACAAACTATGGCTGGCCGATGCCTACAAGCACGGATCTAGTTACTGACCTTCCAGCCGACTTTGCTGCTTTTGGTCAGCCGGTTGATACAACTCTAAAAGCTCTGAATCCGGCTACGACACTTGGAGATCTGCAATATAGGTCGGCAACTGCAAACACAAACACACGACTTCCAATTGGAACAACTGGTCAGGTCTTGTCAGTCGTTGGTGGCGTTCCTGCTTGGACAACTGGCACAACTGGAGACATTGAAGGCGTGACGGCTGGTACAGGAATTAGCGGTGGTGGTACAAGCGGAACAGTTACAGTGTCAATTGATACTGCCGTCACGGTTGATAAAACTACGGCGCAAACTTTAACTAATAAAACACTTACAAGCCCTGTTCTTACTACTCCAACAATAAGCACTTTAACAACTAACGGAGATTTGTTGTACGGCACAGGATCGGGTGCTTTAAGTCGTATTGGCATTGGCAGCACTTCACAAGTTTTAACAGTTACCGGCGGTGTCCCAGCATGGGCAACGCCCGCTGCTGGTGGTGGCATGACTTTAATTGCTAGTTCGAGTTTAAGTGGTTCGTCCGTAACAATTAGTTCTATTCCAGGCACTTATAAACATTTGATGATTTTGATTGAAAGAGCATACAGTGCATCATCCGACTATCCAATGGCTTTGAGATTTAGCGGAGATACAGGTTCTAATTACAATAATAAATCAGTCTATGGACAAACAGACGCAAATAGTTACGCTTATTTCAGAAACGATAGTGTTAATGCAACTTCAATGGAAATTCGTACACGCACACTTTCATCTGTTGACGCTGGAAAAAATCTAAATCTAGTATTAAATGTTTATAATTACGCAAGCACTTCTCCAAGATTTTTACAAGGAAGTGCGTATTCGATGAACAGCGGAAGTGAAGTTTTAACTACACAAACGACTGGTACTTACAAAGGTTCAGATGCAATTTCTAGTGTTACAGCTTTAATTCCCGGGACAACTTGGTCAGGTGGAACATTCTCAGTATATGGAGTCAGTTAATGAAACTATTAGTTAAAGAATTAGACGCTGCAACAGGTTTAGAAATTGAACGCGAAATGTCTGCCATAGAACTCAAACAATGGGAAACAGACACAAAACAAATTCAAGATAAATTGTTAGCAGAGCAAACCGAAGCACAAACAAAGGCAACTCAAAAGGCTGCCTTGCTTGCCAAATTGGGAATAACCGAATCAGAAGCAGCTTTGTTGCTCTCATGATTTATCCAGACGGCACTGCCGCCAAGATCATCGATGTCGCACTTGCTGAAGTCGGCACGATTGAAGAAGGCGACAATCTTACAAAGTACGGCAAGTTCACAAAGGCCGACGGCTTGCCCTGGTGCGGTTCGTTCTGCAACTGGGTATTCCACACCGCCGGAGTTAAGATTCCATCGATGGTTTCAACTGCTGCTGGTGCTCATAAGATGAAAGAGCTTGGCCGATGGATAGACGATAAGCCGCAGCTAGGCGATTTGTGTTTCATGGACTTTCCACATGATGGCATTGATCGGATCAGTCACATTGGAATTGTGGTCAAGGTAGGCCAGACAAGCGTGCTCTGCATCGAAGGCAATACGTCCGGAGATGGAGATCAGCGCAACGGCGGAATGGTGATGATCAAGCGTCGGTATATTGGCAAGGAAATCGTCGGTTTCGCTAGGCCAAAGCTTGTCTCTTATACAGGAGAATATCCACTGGTCGAGCCACTTCCACAGGCAAAGCCTAAAAAGGAGAAAAAGAAATGAAAGACTTTAAAGCGTTAGCGGCATCATGGGCAAGAAGCTCCGTGGCCGGAATGTTGGCGGTTTATCTTACGGGCAACACAAATCCAAAGGATCTAGCGATGGGGCTTGTCGCTGGATTAGTGCCAATGCTGGCACGCTGGGCAAATCCGAACGACGTCGCATTCGGCAACAAGAAGTGAGCGTAGGCGAATGGACGGCGGTCGGTGGGCTTGTTCTTGCGCTGCTTACTGCCATCTATTCGTCAATGAGATTCATGGTGAAGTCGATCATGAGGGAACTCTCTCCGAATGGTGGAAACAGTCTGAAGGATCAAGTCTCTCGAATTGAGCAAAGATTGGATCAATTGATCTTGGAGATCGTTCTTAAGAAATAGACACGCCGAGGCCAATCTTGAAAATGTCAGCCATCGATGTCACTCTGTATCTGGGAGCATTCGACAAGGCTCCCACGGGAGCAAAAATGACAACAAGTGAAATCGGACTATTTGTCCTCATGCTTATTGCCTGTATTCTCTGGGCGGTAGTTAGTTATTCAGTAGGTTTTAAAGAAGGCCAGCGCGAGGGCTATCGTCGCGGTCGGTCTGTATCACGCCACATCTCAGCTAAGGCGGTCACAAAGTGAGCTTCTTGGATAATTACGAGGATGTAGCTGCAAGGATTCAACGATTCTGGGCTACCTATCCAAAGGGCAAGATCCACACTTCGATCATGGACGTCAATCTTGAGAAGGGCTACGTCTTAGTCGAGTGCCGGATTTATCGGAACTACGAGGATCACGAGCCAGCCGGCATCGATTACGCCTTCGGCAATGTGAACACTTATAACGTCCAGATGAAGAAATGGTTTATCGAAGATACTTGCACTTCCGCTATTGGCCGGTGCGCTGGCCTAGTGTTAGGTACAGACAAGCGTCCAACAGTTCAAAATATGCAACAGGTAGAGCAAATCGATTCACACATTGTTCAGGATTCTGCCGTTGCCTATGACTATTGGAATACAAAGCACGGAGACGTTCCATCGTTCCAAACAAGAGAAGCGGCCGAACAGGCCGGAATGCCTACACTTGGGACTGCGATCGATGAGATCAAAGGAACTCTTGGCGGCGTACAAGTAGCTGCTGCTCCGATGTGCGCTCATGGCCACATGATCTGGAAGGAAGGCACATCAGCTAAAACTGGCAAGGGCTGGGGCGGTTATATGTGCGTTGAGAAGGTCAAGGCCAAGCAGTGCGCTCCAGCGTGGTACGTACTGACCTCAGACGGACAATGGAAGCCTCAAGTCTGATGGGCGAGATCACTTTTATCAAGGACGGGTACGCGTCTGTCATCCACGACGACGGATCTATAACTACGACTGCGCTAGATCGATGCGATGAATGCCTGGAATGGCAGACAACTGCCGGAGGCTTAACGATTAGAGATCATGGCCAAGAAATCGTTATCTGGGTGTGTGCAAAATGCAGAAAATGACAGTAACGGAAGCCGATGAGTGGGCTATCCACCGACGAGCTTCTGATGTTGTATTTGCACAATCCGGATCACTCGGTCACGGCATTCAGTACAACTCAAAGCTGAACAATCATGAACGATGCGTAGAATATGCCGAATCACTAGCTGCTGAATTACTTGTAGCCAGATACTTTGGACTGGACTACGACATCAACGATAACAAGGGCAAGAGACGAGCTGACGTAGGTCAGGGAATTGAGGTTCGATGGACGTCCTACACCGGAGGCAATCTGATTGTGTATCCATATGACCGAGATGACGATGTGGCGGTTCTGGTGGTTGGAAAGTCTCCGACCTATTTCATCGTTGGATGGCTGCCGGTAGCCTTTGCTAAACGTAAGCGATTTAAGAATCCGCGTCAGGACTCTTGGTGGGTAGATCAGGGCAATCTCAATCCAATTGAGAATCTAGCAAGGAGTGACTATGCCATTGCTGCGATTTGATTGTTCGATCTGTAAAAAGCTTTTTGGTGACGCACGTCAGGAGCATATGATCACAAAGGGCAAAGAACTCACAGAGCACGAATGGTTCGCCCAATGCGCCGGATGTGGAACTTTCTCGGTCAAGCTAGTCAATGATGAGCTGGTGGCCGGCCTTGAGTGACAGACTTGATCTTGACTTTGGTCACGACGACATCGATCACGGTACGTCAGATGACTACTACACACCACCGACAATCTTCACGTCTCTCGGACTTACCTACGATATGGACGTCTCTGCGCCACCTAACGGCGTGCCGTGGATTCCAGCTAAACGGTTCCTAAGCGTGATTGATGACGGCTTAGCGACACCTTGGGAGGGACGAGTCTGGTGTAATCCACCTTACTCAGACGTCACGCCATGGGCTGACAAGTTCATCTCTCATTCAAATGGCGTTGCTTTAGTTCAACTATCGAAGGCTAAATGGTTCGATCGTCTTTGGGTAAAAGCTGACGGATTACTCATCTTGCCGTCTAATCTTAAGTTTATGACTCCAAGCGGTGATACCAAAGGCATATTTATGCCGACAGTTCTTGTGGGCATGGGCAACGAAAACGTGGAGGCTATGCGCCGAAGCAACCTAGGACATGTCCGATGAGTTATCCACAGAGTTATGCACAGTCACCTGTGGAGGATACGACACACAAACCTAGATCCTTGACAGCTTGTCAGGGGCTACCGTTATACTCAAAAGATAATCTTTTAAATATAAAGATAAATAAAAAGATAATAAATATAAAAAACTTATTGGCCATCTCTGTGTCCATCGGACTCTTCACGCTATCAGCTACGACAGAGGCCAAAGCAACGCCAAAGGCTGACTCTCTCAAGCTCTACGCACATTCGAGGATCGTAAACTTTGAGCAGTTCAACTGCTTCCATGCGTTGATTACAAAGGAAAGTAATTGGCGAGTGGACGCACGCAACGGATCTCATTACGGTCTAGGCCAAATGAAGAATTCTAAGTACGGACGACTCGATGGCTTCTCTATGGTGGACTGGAGCATTCGCTATATTACAAACCGTTACGGATCTATGTGCAATGCGTGGAGATTCTTCCAGAAACACAACTACCACTAATGGCAGCCAAGTCAGCTAGAGCCAATGGTGGAACCAGAGCATGGTCGAAGATACGTGAACGTATACTTATAAGAGACGCTTATCTGTGCCAGTACTGTGGCAATGATGCGACTACAGTCGATCACGTGATACCGATTAGCAAAGGCGGAACGGATGAGCCTGATAACCTTTTAGCAGCGTGTACTCGATGCAATTACTCGAAAGGAAACCGATCAGGCGTGTTTTTTGGTACGGCACGGACAC